TGACCTGACTTGGCATGACGCATTTGGTCATCACCTAAGTTAGACAAAGATATAAGAGCAGACCTACGTACACCACCTACAACTACAACCTCACCAATCTTACACATGATGTCGTGGCACTCAATAGGAAACAATCGTCTGCCTTTAGCACCCTTGAACTTCTGTATGCAGAACTGAAACAACTCAACTAATGGTGCAGGTCCTGATGCCCTACCACCAAATGTTTTTAGTCTTGCACCTGCTGGTCTAACCTGTGATACATCCCAAGTAGGAATTTGTCCTACGTAAAGCATAGCAATAAGTTCTCTCAATGCCTTTGCCCATCCGGGTCTGCTATCTCCAACGGTGATGATAGTAGTGCTGTCCTCAAAGTGTTCATTCACTATGGGTAGCTTGTCTACATTCTCACGTTCTACAGAGAAGCCAACACCTGTGCCACACATAAGTATGTACATACATTCATCAAATGAACGTGGGCTATCTACAGGTATATAGCTACAGTTGTAGCCACCTACGTGACATCTATCTAGTGCAGGTCCTGCTGTCATCAAGGCTCTCATACTAGGCATAACACCTAAGTTCATTATCTGTGATGTCATCTTTTCTTTCAAGGCTTTAGTTACACTATAGCTATAATTATTTTTTAGGTGTTCCTCCATGTAGTCAAAGTATCTGTCTACAGTTTCTCCCCAATTTTCTCTACGTTGTTCATCGTCTTTCCACCTTGCATAGCGAGACAGTGCTATGAAGTTTTGATAGTCAGTTGGTAAATAGTTACTTAGCATTTCTTACTCCATTAATACTTTCATGTTTTTAACTTTAACACCTTCTAAATCGTGAAACAATTCATTCATATAGTCTTCAAAATCTTCAGTGACATCCCCATCTGAAGGTATGGGATAATCTTCAGGGTCTACCTCAAGGGTAAGCATGATTTTAACTTTTATCATCGTAGACCTCTATAAGTTTATTAAGATACCATCGTGCCTTTTCTAAATCTTCAACACCATTCTTATACTCATATCGCCATATATACTTTAGTATATTCCCCTGTAAATAATATTTAAACCCTTCATTAGTTGCAGCACCGATAGCATCGATAGTTTCGATACCTGCTTTGTTGTAATGAACAGGGTGATTAACCATGTCTTGCATTTCAATATTATCAGATTGTGTATCTGCCTGTTTCTGTCTCATCTTCATGTACTCCATGTGTCTTAACATTACGCATTACCTTCTGTGTCTGCATCGAAAGACAATACCACAACATTGTCATGTCTGTCAACTACTTTTCCTTTTTTATTTTCAGGGGTATAGGTTACTTCATCAAACTCTACAGCTTTATCCTCTAGGGTTTTTCTTATGTATTCATCCTCTTCCATAGCAGGAACAGAAGAACAAACTACTTTACAAAAAGAAAGTACACCATAGTAATCATCATCTGTTAGTGGATTATCAATAGATGTAACAATAGACAAGTCAACTTCTCCTGTCCATACTCTTTTACTATCTAATTTAGGTCTTACACTAATTATAAAGTCTTCTTTTTTTATTTGATTAGTTATATTGTTCACGTTGTTCTCCTTACTTTTTTACCCTTAAATTTTATAAATAAAGGATGTTTGTTTTTACCCTTTTCTTTTAGCCAATCTTCAGGTATTATCCTGTCATAGTATCGGAATCCATGTTTAATACACCACTCTGCGTATGTAGATTTCGCACCTTTACTTAGCTTACTTCGACTGTTTGTAAATACAAATCTAATATCTAGTTTAGGATGTTGCTTCTTAATGCACAAGTGTTTTCTTCTGTCTGTTGTTAGGAATCTTCCTTTCGTTTCTATTATTATACCATTCTTTAATATAAAATCAGGGGTATAAGTGCGATAGGCTAAGTCTTCCCACTCTATCTTGATACTTTCATAATCATAATTATACTTTATTGTATCAAGAGCCATAGAAATCTTATGTTCTAAACCACTCCTATACCCATACTTTATTGCTTCTCGTCTTACTTTATGAGGAGACACTTAGGCACTCTTGAGACTTATGTACTGCACCATCTTAGGTTCTTTAGCTTGAGACATTTGTGCAGGTAACTCTTTGAGAGTTTCCCAACATGCTTGTCTATAAGAACAGAAGTTACAGTTTTTATTGAGAACCATATTACCTGTCTCTTTACCTCTAAATGTTTCAGGTTCAGGTTCAAAACATCGTACTAAGTCTTTGGATTTGACAGCTTTTATAGACTGTTTAACTTTATTAAGTTCTTTATCCATATCTATATTAGCAGGAACATATTTAAATTGACCACTAGCTTTGTTTACAACCCACCAACCACCTGCTCTGTAGCCTGATGCTTTTGCGTATCCTGCAAGTTGTCCTACGTATCCAAAGCTGTCTCCTGAAGCTAACGACTCATAGGAGTCAAACTTATACTTGTATGACCAATCAGATGCAGACTTGATATCGTCTACTGCTCCATCAACAACTAGGTCGTAAGAGCCTGATATAGTATTCTTGTCATCAATTTTAAGTGCTACAGTATCGCTGTCTTTATAATCGACTTTAGCTTCTGTGAGTAATGCCTTAAACACAGACTCGACTATATCGCCAATCATCATGTTCATAACAAACGTAGTGGGTCTAGGTAGTGCAGTCTCAGGTCTATTCTTTTCAAACCATAGTTGACATGAGGGTCTACCTATATTAGACATGCGTAACCTAAACCCATCTCGCTTATTACCACCTGCAAACTGACGTTTGAGTGCTTCCTTTATTTCTTCGCCTACACGATTAATAGTTTCATCACTCATTGATGTCAAACCCTTAGAAGCATTTTCTAAGTATTGACTAATCGCCAATTCACCACGATGTTGCATTAGGCTACCTCTTCTTCTATGTCAATAAAGTCACCAACAACAGAGTTGTCTTCTTCACTATGCTTTTGACTTGCTTGAGAATCCCACTCATTAATGATGTAACTATTGTAGTTCTCCACCCAAGCTAAGAAGTTAGCAAATGTTTCTTGGTCTTCGTTAGATAAATCAATAGTCTTAGACATATCTAAACTTGCAGTAGGAAGATAAAAACAATTACCATTAGGTAACTTTCTTTCTTCAGTACCAAGTGTCACATTATGCTGAACAGGTAGTCTCTTCATTTGAGATAACTTCGTGAAAGGCATAGCCATTATCTTGAAGGCATCTCTATTGTCAATCTCCCATATAAATGGTTGACTGTCTACTTCAGTAGCTTCTCCCTTTTCATTGGTTGGTTTAATTAAGTCAACCATACCAAAGATAACACGGACACGTTTTATCTGCTTGATAAGTTCCTGTGTCTTCTCAGGAAGAGATTTGAAGTCTTGGATATATCCTGATGGTTTACCACAGTTGAAGCCACCCTGATTATCCTTCAAGTCTATGTTAAGATTATCTGCCATAAGAGTTTTATGATATGTACCCATAGGCTCACCTGCTTTCGCAGACATATTCTTTACAAACCTTTTGTACATAAATCTCTGTATGAAGGGTCTTATAGTAGCAGATGTTGCATAGATAGCTTTATCGTCAGGTATATCTAACTTATAAGTACCACCTTGCACAACTTCTACATTCATAGACTTGCCTTGTACTTCTGCTTCACCCATAATAGGTGAATGATTTATCTTTAATCTAGGTAAAGTGTTTGACTTCTTATCACTAGATGAATTTTCTCCTGCTATGCCCATAGCCTTCGCCATTGCGGCATAATTACTTGTATCTATAGTTACTAAATCACTCATTTAAGTTTTCTCCTTTGTAAAAGTTTTATTGTTATATCATATTATGTCTTTGGTGTCAAGCCAATTATTACCTATTTTTGCTTCTAGTAGTAAAGGTACATTAAAATCAATGTTAAACTTACGATTAATAATACTTAGTAGGTCTTGATTAGCTGAATGTAACAGGAATAATACCTGCTTCTCTTCTTCAGGATGTATGTCTATGACGATAGAATCGTGCACACTGTTTACAACACAGGATTTTAAAGTAGATAGTAGTTTATCTACGTGCATAAGTATGAGAGGAACTATATCAGCAGTAGCAAAACTCTGCACAGGATAATTCTTGACCTGCGTGAAGTGTGTTATCTTACCACTTGCATATCGTTTAGCATCAGGAAATGCAAACTCTCTACCTGAAGGTATCTTTATCTTACCTGTATTCATAACTTCTTTAGCCAACTTGGTGTGCCAAAGTGCGATTCCTTTGTACTTTTCTGTGAAGTGTTTATAATATGTAGCCTGAGAAGGTGTCCTTCCAAATCCTGTTGCTCCGTAGAGGGGTGCAAACGTATGTGCCTTCGCTTCTTGGCGAGATGTCTTCTCACCAGCATCACTAATAACACGAGCAGTATAACTGTGAACATCAAATCCATCTTCTATCTCCTTCATAGCAGTTTGGTCTTGTGATAAAAATGCAGCAGCTCTGAACTCTAATTGTGCAAAGTCAGCTTCGAGTATCTTGCCACCCTTCCAACGTGATACAAATACCTTCTTGACAGGAAACGTGCCACCTCTAGGCATGTTCTGCATATTAGGGTCAGCACCACTAAATCTACCTGTCGCTGTCCTATGTTGTAGTAGTCGTACATGTAACTTACCATCAGGCTTTATATGTGTCTGTATACCTTCGACAAAGGAAGATAGGTATGTATCTAATGCTGACAGTCTCTGTAAGTCAGACAGAAAGTTCATGGCACTAGTCATATTCTTTTGTTTAGCTATAGTATGTAGTGTTCCTAAATTATTCTTATTGACACTAAAACCATTAGCACTAACCCATTTAGCATTGGGAGCATTGAACTTTAAACCACCTACCACCATTCTGTCAGGTATAAATAAGTAGCCACTAGAATCACACACACTACACTTGGTAGGTCTAGCAAAAGGAGTTCCATCTTTCCTTACCTTTCTAACATGCCCTGTACCTAAACAGGTCTTACATTGTTCTGCCTTTGTTTTATATACAATAGTAGACTTAGTGGCTACCATTTGCTTGTAGTCAGTAGTATCCATATAAGGTGTAAAGTTATTTGCCCATAGTGTTTTATCTAAAGGCTTTCTACTATATATAACCCATGACATCTGTTCAGGACTATTGAGATTAATAGGTGTGTCTCCCATCAATTCCTTTACTTGCTTGTTTAGTCTGTTCTCTATATCTTGTTTCTCTTGTTCAAACTGCTCACGAACAGAATCCAAGGCATCTCTGTCTACAGTGAAACCCCTCTGATATATTCTAGCTAGTGTTGTAGCTACTTGATTAGTAAACAGGACAGTCTCCATAAGACTAGCATTATCTACTGTGTTTAGTCTTCTGTATATAGAATCACTTAATTGCTGTGTAGCTTTCAAGTCAGCAGATAAATAGTCTGACAATTCCTGTCGAGGAATCTCATCAACAGATACATTATTCTTAAAGTATTCCTTCATAGTATCTTGTTTCTTTGTATCTAGGTCATGCCTAATTGCACATGCTTCTAGTGACAATGGTTCTTTCTGCCCACGTTGTAGTATATACTCACCCAACATGGTGTCAAAGACTGTGCCATCATACTTGAATCCACATTCCCACAGCCACAATAAATCGTGTACAATATTGTGTCCTATAAGAACAGTTGCTTGGTCTAACAACTCTTGTATATTAGAACGTACTCTTGTAATGCTGTATAAGTTATCATCTAAATCATCCATGTGAAATAAATGCTCTTCACCTTTGTCTGTTAAACATCCCACCATTACTAGCTTGTTGTTCTCTTCAAATGGGTCAAGGTGTAACTTACCACCCCTATGAGTAACAGTATTCTCTACGTCAAGTGTTAGCTTCATGCTGTATACCTCGCTGTCTTGTAGTCAAGTTCGCAGTGGACTGTACCATGCCAACCTGATAATTTATTCTTTACTATATTAAGATGTCGCTGTACATCTTCCTCGTCTTGTCCTTCTACCTGTGGATTCTTAGCTATGAGAATCATAAGGTCAGCTTCTGCGGCTTTTCCTGTACGTGAGCCTTCCATCATGGCTTGGTTCAATACAATCTTACCTTCAGCTTCAGCAGACAACTGTGACATATAAAAGACTGCACACTCATACGTCTTGGCAATCTGCCTAGCATGTATTGCATTAGCCTTCAATGCTTCATCAGGTCGAGAGAATCCACTTGTCCTAGCAAACTTATCTCCCATATCCAACACTAGAATGTCAGGCTTGTATGCCTTACACACACTCTCCACCCATGCCATGTCACGATTAGATGCGTCACGTATCTTGATATTATCAAAGACAGGTTTATATCTAGTGTGTGCCTGACTAGGATTGTTCTTGACCTCTTGCACAGTCATACCTGTGGCTGCCGTCAAGTATCTTGCACCAACTCTGTGATAACCTTCTTCGTTACAGAGTATAACACACTTAGCACCTTGATGAGCAAATCCATTTGGACTAGCTATCAGTGATGCATGGAAAGATGTCTTGCCTGTGTTAGGTCTAGCACCTACCTCAATCAAGTGTCCTGCATTGATACCATCTAACTTACGTGTCAGACTAGGTATATTGAATGTCCATCTAGCTTCCAAGTCATTCTTAGCAAGCAATGTCTCAATAGAAATGTCATCCCATTCTATGTTAAGGTTAGGTGTAAAATCATCCCCATATAACTCAAGAAGATTTCTAAGGGGTTCAAGAGAGGATTTAGCACCATTAACATAGTCAAAGCCGAGATTGGCAATATCTTCGCCAACGACTTGCTGAAACAATTTGGATAGTACTTCTTGTGCAATGTCTGTACCAAGTGGTTGCTCCTTCTTAATGTTATTAAATAGAGCAGAGTATCCCTGTTTCTGTGCAGTAGTCATTGATGGATTGTTAGCTAAGAACAATGCTTCTATCTCATCAGGTGTTACTGTTCTCTCATAGATATCTATTGCTTTATCTAGGGTTTGTTTAATCTTACGAACATCCTTACTGAATAACCTGTCAGGGCACTTAGCACCTCTGTGGTCATCATAGAATGATTTATCCATAAGACTTCTTATTAATGATAATTCCATGTTGTTACTCCTTTGGGGTTAAGGTCATTAAATTTTCTATGTCGGTAGGTGTACGATATTTTAAGTCATCTGTCAATCTAATTATTTTAATATCGTGCACATGTCCTCGTAATTCTTTTGCAAATGATAATGTCTTTGGCAAGGCATCAGGGTCAAGTGCTATAATTGCTGTTGAGAATCGTGAGAGATACCTCTTGTGTGACTCTGCCAATGACGTACCCAACACAGCTACCCCAACTAATACATCACTACCTACCACAGATGCACTAACACAATCCTCAACAA